GAAGAACCAATAACTAAAGTATCAATATTAGCAGTACCATCGAGATATAAATCTTTAAACTCTAAAGCACCTGTACCTAAGTCGATATCATTATCGGTGACGGGAACAATAGCACCATCCTGAAATCGAAACTGTTCTACAGGCGAACCGCCTACTTCTACAAATACACCAAATCTATTATTAGATGTATCTGAAACTATTTTATTATTAGCATCTAAGTCAGCAATAAGAGGTACGTAACCCCCTTCACCAGCAGTACCATCATGTTGGTGTCCTGTTGATGCAGCAAATGCAGCTTCTACCTGATTAAATTCATTATTAAAGTGACTTGCTTCAATAACGGAACCGTCAGTAATACTAGCTGATTCCTGCCTTGTATATGTTGTTCCCATTTATCTTCTACCTCCGGGTATAAATTCTAATTGATATCCTTTAAATGATATTGGTAAGTTAGATGAAAAGTCTTCCACACGTAATGCTACTGTAAAGCCACTTCCTTCTACTGATTGTCTTACTAAGTTTGCACCTGATGAACCGTAAACAGCAGTCCCATATGTTGATGCTGCCAATCCATAAACTGCAATACCTGCACCTGTTGATAATGTATAGGCGTCAGGTTGAGGAACTTGAGGACTATCAAAGTCATAACGAACTTTAAAGTTTGCACTAACATCACCTTCATTCTCGTAGTTCCAAATAACTCGTTGCATACTTTTTCTAATGCCCGGGTCACCCATTGTCATATCAGGGGTTCTATAGAAAGCATCAATAGTCTTGGTTGTAGATGCTCGAATAAAAGAACTTCCTGATTCTTGCTTATATACATAACCATCATATCCACCTGATATAATTGTTTCATCATCACTAATAAAATCAGAGTCAGTGGATGATGCTTTTAAACCTATTAATTCAGAATACTCAAATCCTGCTCCACCTTCAGGCTGACCTTTAATAACACAGATTAATCCTTTAGCTGCATTTTCGGATTGGTCAGCACTAGTAGGATAAAACAACCGATATTGTGATTTATTTCTAATAACAAGTGAATTAATATTATGATTAGTAATCTTATCAATAATTTGTTGTACTTGTTTAGATATTGTGCCTAATTCTACGTCACCAATTCTATCTGTACCGGCAATTGTTCTTAGTCCGTCTGGTGCTAAGAAAATAACATCACCACCAAATTCCTGAATACTTCTACCATCTAAACATCCAATTTTTCGAGTAACAGGTTGTAATTGAAAATCTGCGGAAGATGTTCCTACAATTTTAAATATTTCATCATTACAAAAAATAAATAAATTATCACGGAAAATTTTAAGTCCTACTACAGGGGAATCTACTCGTATTTCACCGCCACCATTACTGGTTGTAAAATCATTAGTACCAAAAGGTGACATAAATTTAACAGAATGAGTATTGCTAGAATCACCTGAAAAGAATATATGATTCTTAAATACTTCTACATATTTAAAATTAGCACTACCCGTTGCATTAACATTAGTTACAGTATAACTGCTGTCAACAATTCGGGGTGTTGATGTCCCAGAACAAATAATAATGTTATCAGTACCATCAAAATTGAATTTTCTAAACTCATAGTTTTGTGTTGGTGTTCCTAATCCTGTAATTAAACTTGTCCAACTTCCTGAACCACTGGATGCATAACGAATACTTCCTCCTCTTCCTGCTAATACAACATTATTAAAAATAGCAGAAAATACTACACGCTCTGTTGATGAAGAAACAAAAGGAACAACATTAGTATTAAACTTTGTCGTACCTAATATTTTTTTATATCCACCGGCAATATCAGGTTCAAAGTTTTTTAACTCTAAAGCTTCTCCCGGAGACATAGAAAATACATCTCTATTAAGAACTAATCCACCTGAACAACTTACTATTGCAGGGGCTATATTAGAAGTATCAGGCATTAATTAACTAAACCTCCTGAAGATACAGTTCTAAGATTAACTCTTAAATCTCTGATATAATCAGGCTTGTTTAGCATTTCTATTCTAATTCTTTTTACACCATCTTCATATTCTGCATTTGCTATATTTGCCATAGGTACATCAGAACGTAATTTATATAAATAATATTTTGCTCTATTAACTATAACATGATGATACCTAGCAGGAAGTAGAGGTTCATCTGTATAAGCACTTAAATCTGTATGTGTTTTAAAATATTCATAAACAATAGTATAAGTATCTTTATCAGGAATAGGAGTTAAACCAAAGCTAGTATGATTTTGTGTTCTATAAACTCTCTCAGGCTTTGAGTAATTAGCATTAATTGCAAAATCACTATCTGTATTACTTCTTAAAAAATCATCATAGGAAATGTATCTTAATTTAAATGGTTGAAAATCTTCTGCTAATTTTACAAAATCAACATAATAATCTGCACTAGCAGTGTTAGATAAACTAATATAAATAGTAGAAACTGTAGGTGTAAATAGTACAGTTAATATTTTACCATCACCTACATTTGTCGGAGTAACAACATTACTACTAATACTGTCATCTCCTGATGAAGTTCCTATTTTAACTGTAACTGCTCCACCTAAAACTCTTGCAACTAATTGATATTGTCTATTAGTAGTAACAGTAACTGCTTGAGTAACTTCAGAAGCATTTAGTTTAATTCTTCCATTACCTAAAGATGAATATTCAGGTGAACCTGATACTGTAGTCCAATTGGATATATCACTTGTAAATTCAGGATTAGATATAACTTGTTTAGGTTTTAGATAAAAAGATTCAAAATCTACTTTACGCATATCAGCAGGTAAAGTGTATTCTTGTTGTCCTGCATTTGTATCTTGAGTAGTAGAGGTATGTAACCATGCCCACTCTAATTCTGCATTATATAAATCAGAAATAGCTTTATTAACAAAACCTTTAACAGAAGTCTGAACACCTCTACTAGCTGTAAAGTTTGTGCTAGTGAGTTCTACTTCATTCAGTTCTCTTAAGACATTGTTACATAAAGTTAAATAATTCATCTATACCCATTTCCTTTTTTGTTGACGTTTCTCTCTGCTTTCTTTTTCGGCAGTAGAAACTTTAATTAAACCTTTCTTTTCTAAGGTATCTCTTTCTCTATACCCTTGTTGTACCATCATACCTAAATGGTCTCTTAATTTATTTTCATTTCTATCTAAAATACGAAGCATATTAGTAGCAGCAGGTATTCTAATTATATTTTTAGTAAGGGGTTTATCTCTATCTTCATAAGATAAATTTTCTTCCCACACTTTACCTGTCTTTGTATTTTCGTAAATATATATTGGCATTATGGTAAGTTTAAAGGGGGAATAAATCCCCCTTTATTATTTATCTATTATGCAAATGTAGATGTCTGTGAATCAGTGTCAGCTAGTGTGCCACCATCATCTAAAGACATTACACAACACCATACTCTAACTTTAGCATCAATTGCACCAGTACCAATTGTTAGTCTGATTGCATCTGCTGCAGAGTAAGCGTAATTAGCATCAAGAGTAGTCATTTGACCTGTTGCAGCTACGGTTGCAGCAGCAGCATATTGGTCAGCATCTACACTATCACCAACTGCAATAGTACCTGAGTTACCAGCACCATCGGCAGTTAATACGTCTACGCCAGCAGCTAACACTAAGGAGTTAGCAGGAATAGGTAATACATCAAATGTATCGCCTGTTGCATTTGTAGTAGAAGAGAAATCTACTACATCTGATATTACTCTTGGAATACTAGAACCCCTTTTAGAAGGGATGTTAGTAGAAGTAATATTACTATTATAGTTTGTAGGCATAATATAATTCCTCCTCTATTAGTCGATTAAAATATGCTCAGCAAGTAGAGCATCAGTTCTTAGTACTTTTCTTCCGAAAACGTGTAAACCACGTACAACGTCAGCAAAAGAATCAGGGTCTCTTACAACTTCAATCTTAGCAATGTGATTTGCTGTTGAAGCAGCAGACATATGACCTGACATTACCTTCTCATAGTTATTTGTTGAAGAAGCAGGTAAGTTATTGCTCATGTAAAGCATAAAACCACCAATGTTTCCTTCATACACTTTACCGTTTCTTAGAACGCCATTAGCGTCTCCTGAGAAACGAGTGTCAAGTAACTTAGAGTCAGTTTGCTGTAATTGCTCGTAGAAAGCAGGTGAAGCGACAAACCATCTGTTTTCAAATGGAATATCTGCTGCGTTTAGTCTCTTAGAGTGATTTGCCATTAAGTTTAATGGGTCAATCTCAGATGTACCAAAACCTATGTCTTGTCCTGAACCGTCTGAACCAATAGTTGTTCCAGCGTTTGAGAACATATTAGACAATACGTTAGCATCATATGAGTTTTTAAGAGCATATGCACCAGATGAAGTTGCAACACTTTCAAAGTTAATGTGAGAGTGTCTCTCTTCGATGTCGTCTACTTTAAATGCAAACGCACTAGCTTGGTCAACAACCAAAGTAATTTGGTCATCAGCTAAGTCTTGTGGGTTTACTACTGAACCTCTTGTATAAGCTTGTACGCTTACTACAGGTTCTTTGATAATTTTAACAGTATCGCCAAAATTTTCAATTTCCCCAGCGTAATCTGTATTTGTGATATCCTCAACAACAGACGCTCTTCTGAAGAACTTTTGAACTTTTTGACTATATATCTGTGGGATAAAATTATCGTTTGGCAAATTTCCGTAACCGGAACTTCTTGATACTGCCATGTTATTTACCTCCTAAGGTATTATTATATATAGTTAGTTAAGTTGTGATTCTTCCTTCTCGTTTAGCAAGGTCGATTTCACTTTCTAACTTATCAAACTCATGAGGTTTAAGTTTAGAGATTTCTTTTAGACTCCAGACTTTTTTATCTTTTATCTTGTTTTCGTCTCCCACTCTTGTTTTGGTTACAGCTTTTGCTGCTTCCATTTTAGCTTCCGCACTAGATACTTTTGCTTTTTTAGATAGACCTATATCCATCTTATATAAATCAATTGCTCTAGCAGCAAGTTTGGCATTATCAAAATTATTGTATAACCAATCTTTAATCATGTCATCTTGCTCTTTAGCCCACTCATGAAAATTATCATCAGCTTTAATTTCATAAAAATCAGGGTGTAATTTTAATATTTCCACCTCTGCTTTTTCTCTAGCTAAATTTAATTGAGCATTTTTAATCTCTTCTAATTTAGCTTCCACAGCTTTTGATTTTTCATCAGCTTCCTCATATGCTAATGTTTTCATAACATCATACATTTCAGGATTCTCTTTTCTCCAATCATCTAATTCTTCCTTAGACATTTGGGGAAGGTAGGCTTTTTTGGTTGCTTCCTCGACTTGTTTTTTAAGTCTTAAAAGTTCATCTTTATGCTTTGAGATAGTTGAATCGTGGTGGCGTTTAAGGTCGTCATAGCGTTTCTTAAACACTCTATCTTCAGCATTTGCAGGGCGTTGTTCTTCAGGAGTAGCCTTAGATGTTTCTTCGGTGTCCTTGTCAACGGTAGCTGCATCCTGAGTATTGGGTTCATCGTCTTTCCAAATATCCTCACGGTCTTTGTTTTTATAAGGTCTGGAACTTACTAATGATTCAGACTTAGTCTCAACATTTGTTGATTCTGTGCCTTCCTCAATAACTTCAGTTTGCTTTTCTTCTTCGTTCATGAATAACTCCTTTAAGTTACGAGGGCTGCGAACGGTAACAGGTAGCTCTTATTTTGTAGTTAAAAAAATAAGGGGGCTAGGTTATCCTAGGTAGCCCTTTTTAACACTAGAGAAATTCTAGTGCTTTCCTACGTTAGTAGAAACTTGTTAAATACCACCTCTAATTCTACCGGCTTGGTCTACTTTTACGCCTGTAGTTTTAGATGTAGGTCCTTTTTTTGCTCCAGAAGATACTGTCTTACCTGCTGATTGATACTGGGTAGGAGCAGGTTTGTTAGTAGTAGGATAATCTCTTCCGGGAGGTCCACTTGCACCTGTCCCTTTAGAAGGTACATCTTTTGGTGCTGGTGTCGGTGTAGAATCTTTTGTAGATTTCTGTTCTAATAATTTATCTATGTCTTCTAATAATTGTTTTCTTTCTTCGGTCATTATATCAGGAGTAGTAGCTTCACCTTTAGGCTCTTCACTTTTACCAACGCTTTTATTTAGTTCAGTCATTGTTCTATTATAATCATCTTTAAATTGCTGATTATAGTAAGGGAAACCAAATAATCCTTTTCTTTCTAAATCTAAATCTTCACCTGTTTGGAAAGATATTAATGCTGCGGCAGAACCTTTAGTTCCTGATTTTAAAGCATCTTCTATTGTGTTTTTAGTTTTATCATTACCCATTGCAATTGCCATTTCTGCTATAAAAGCATCAGCATCTTGTCTAGGTAATTTACCTAATTCACTTATTAAGTTATCATTACGTCTTATGTAATTACCGTCAACATCTCTATAACCTCCTGATAATAAATTTGCTACTTTTGATGCATTATCTCTGTAGCTTTGCATTTTATTCTGGTCAATAGTAAATGTGTATATTCCTTTAGAGTCAGTGATATCACCACCCTTTAATATACCTGAATGTTTTAATTTATTAATAGTCCCTTCAATAATATCTTTTTCTGCATATTTAAATCCAGCACCTAAAAGAGAAGGTAAACCATATCCACCTTTCTCACTAATAGCATCA